TCTGAGTACATAGAAGCACAAGAAGCATGGAATCGGAGGGCTGACAATGGCAAGGCTGATTGACGCGAATGCGCGTGGTTTCTCGCGAAGCCGCCGAGGCCGCGCTGAAGGAAAGGGAGTGTACGAAATGAAGATTTTATCAAAATCAGATCAATCTGAAATTAGCGTAGCGCTTGAACAACTTTACCGTTTAGCGAAAACTGATCGAGAAACGGGACGGTTCATCATGGGAATCGACGCTATATGCACCATTGGCGTTGCATGCGGAATCAGAGAAGATAGCGTGATCTGCTTGAGCGATGACAAGTATTGGCAAGATACAAAGGAGCGTGCGAAATGCAAACCTTGATAATTCTGGCAGTTTTGGCCGTCGCACTGGCGGTTGTGGCCGAGCTGGCCTGCACATTGCCGCGGGGAGGGATGGGCGATGATAAGCGAGGCCGATAAAAACGAAATGTGCCGAATGCGCAGGCTCGGCTTTACGCTGGACTATATCGCTAAGGCGACAGGATATTCAGTTTCCAGTGTAGCAAACGCGACCGCGTGCGTGGAACGGCCATTGGCAAGCAGCGGGAAGGATAAGCGGATCGAAGCAATGATACATAAGCTTGTGCGGTATCGGCCTCCAGGTTCCGGTACGAGGCGCGGAAAGCGCCCGTGCGAGCACTGCCGCTGGCGCATGAACAAGGAGGACCCTGTTGTCTGCGGAGTTTGTTATCGGGAGGTGCTGGGATGACGTTCAAAGAGTACAAAAAGCTGTGGGCCTTGCCTGCCGACATAAAAGCCCGGGAAAGCCGGATCGAAAAACTGCTCCGGCGGAAAGATTCCATTGCGCAGGACGCAGTGCATGGCAGTGCGGAAAACTTTCCGTACACAAAGCATACGGTCATTATCCGCGGGGTGGAAACCGACGCCGACATCCTGGCCATGCGGGCAAGGCTGCAAAA